GCGGGCTGGAAAATGCGCTGCGGGATAAACTGCCGCCGGCATCGTCATGGCTCAAAGACTCCCGTTCACGAAAGCATCGATCACAATTTTGTTTTCCACCATCCCGCGCGCCGCTTCGCCGGCAACGATTTTGCGGTGAATCCACAGCCCGATCTGCTGGCCAGCCGCCAGGCTCAGCCGCTCGATCACGTTCGAGCCGCCGTCGCTTGCCGCGACCTTCCAGCTCACACCCGTCGGAGCCGTATTCTCATTGGCGACGGTCTGCACGAAGCCGCTCGGCTGCGCGCTCGGTTCTTCCACGGCCAGGCGCAAGCCCGGAATCGGCGTGTACTCATTGCCTGCAGCGTTCGCGTACATGCCTCCACTGAACACGTCGCGTCCGCTCGCCAGAATTGGGATCACGGAGTCCGAGCGGCTCGCGTAGTACAGCACTTCGCCCGTCGTTCCGTTCAGCAGGAAACCGCTCAAAGGCCAGTCTTTAAAATCACCGCTCGCTGGCGTTAAAAAAAACGCATTGTTTGCGATCGTGCCAGGTGCCCGCTCGGCTTCGGTCGGCGCATACGTTCCGGCTGTTGTTCCGGTCTCCGCTTGAGCGCCCCACACGTAAATATTCGCCGCAGCGCCAGCACTTCCGGGAACAATCCGCACCGTGATCGCGGGAATCGAATTGTTCACCGTCATCGACAAGCGCTGCCAGGTCGTTGTCACAACGAAGTCAGACGAAGTCGTCGTCGAGCCGTGGCTGACCTGCAGCCGCACGGTCGCCGTGCCGCTTTGCGCGCGGACATACACACTGAAAGTCACGTTGCCGGTGCTGATCGAGACGCTGCCCTGCCGCAGTTCCGCGCCGGCGCTCGGCAGTGAAATCGCGTCGGCCGTCTTCGTTCCGTCCGGAGCGTTCTCTGCGTTGTTCGCGCCCTTGCTCGCGCCGCCGCCCACAACCCAAAGCACGTTCGAAAGGTCCTGACTGTACAGAATCCTGTTCACCTGCGAGCTCAGCGACCGCGGCGTGCCAAGCCGCGCCAGGTACATCCGCAGATCGAGCGCACCCGCGCCCGCATTCTTCAGGAAGACGCAGCGGTACTCGTTATCGCCCGCGGAACGCTCCGCGTCGGCGACGTTGTCGAAGCCGAAAGCACCGTTGAAAATGTCGAGCAGCTTGATGTTCTCGGCTCCGGTCGCAGGGAAGGTTCCCGAACGGCGCACGCGCAGCGCCTTCGCCGGATCTTCCCCGTCTTCGAGAACCACGCTCTGCCCTTCGGGAACCAGCGTGTACGGCCCCGGCGTTGCAGATCCTGGAGCCGTCCAGCGCAGCATGTTGACGCCGTCGCTTTCCAGAGATCCGACGCCCGTCTCGTGCGCATCGCTCACGCGCTCGATTGTGATATTCCGCATCGCACCGAATGCGGCCAGGCTCTGCAGCTCCGTGGACGAGCGGTAGTTGCCAAGGTTCGAACCTTCGCTCGCCTGCGCGCCGCCGTCGCTCGCCGCGCCGCTGCCGAACAGCCGCAGGGAATCGAAGCGCCTGGCGAACGGCGCAAAGAAGCTCCCAGAAAAAAAACGCGACCGCGCGCGCTTCGCCGGCTTTGCAGCCTGCGAAACCTTCGCCCGCGCAATCGACCCTGCTTCCGTTGGCCACGCCATTAGTAGAGCTCGAACTCAATGCTTCCGCTGATGCGGACGGCTGTCGTGGTGCGCGGCGCAGCACGAACACACAGGGTCTGGTTCGGTCCGAACTTCGGAGCCATATCCGCTTCCCACTCTTTCACGAATCCGCCGCGCGCGTTGAAATCCAGCTGCCACTGCGCTTCCGTCTCGAATGTCGTCGGCTCTGCGCTGTAGTTGCGCCCGCCCGTCATCAGGCAGTCCAGCGCGCCGGTGTCTTTCTTGGCGATGTTTGCCGCTGTCACGCTCGACCCGGGCGTACCGGCTGTCGCGTTGTTCGTGCGCTCCAGACGCATGGCGCACTGCAGATCCGCGGGCGCATCGTCCGCAGGCCCGACCTGCAACGAGCGGATGCGCGCGCGATGCCCGGTCGTATTCGCCGCGATAATCGCCGCGATCGTTTTGAACGTGTCGGCCACCACTCCCGTCGGCACGTCCGTAAAAGTCAATGTGTACCGCATGCGCCAGTTCTCCTTTGCCCAGAAAAAAAATCCTTACGCCGCGCTGATCGTCACCGTTCCAGCGCCCGAACCGTTGTAGGTGAAGTTCACATCCGGCGGAGTCGGATAACGAACCAGCAGCGTTACAAACGTGACTGAAGTACCCTCATTACCGGCCGCGTCGATCGGCGTGATACGCCAAGTATGCGTTGTCTCGTCGGCCAGCGTGCCAGTGCTGTAGGACATCCAGCTGGCTGCAGGATCGTTCAGGAACGTTTCGACCTCAACAAAGCCCGCACCCTGGTCAACCTCAACCTTGTACGAATACGCATCACTGTCACCCTGCCATCCAAAGACCAGATTGGGCGGGAAAGCAGGTGCCGGTACAGCGTCAACCTGATCCAGGACTTCAATCACCGGACATGCGCCGTTGTAGGCTCGGACCGTGTAACTGTTGCCGATCTGCGTACTAACGAGAATGCCGTCTTCATAAACGCGATACGGGTTCGAAAGGCTGATCGCCTGATCAGACGTCCAAGACAAAAAGAACGTGTCTTGAGAAAGCTGAATTGGCTGATCGAACGTAACCATTACAGCGACCCCTGCAGTACCCAGCGTGCCGTCACGTGCCAGCCGTGCCCGTTCGCGCTGATTCCTCCCAATCCGTTCAAGGTTTTTCGCTTCTCAAGCACTTCACAATCCAGAACCATGACGTTCAAAAAGCTCTTTCCGTCTTCCGTGACCACCGTCTGCAGCGTACCTTTCAATGCCATGTAACTGGATTCGAGCGTATCGGGCGCATTGCTGTTTACCTCGGTGATCCAAGTGACCGGAGATGCGCGCCGGCCGATCTCAAGCCACGCATGTCCATCGCTGTTGTTGCGCGTGATTTCCTGAACCACCGTCGCCAAAGCCAGGGCGCTCGGACCCTGCTTACGGATAAAGGTCTGCGAGCCGATCGAAGGATTCGTTGGAGTTGCCATCGGTTACTCCGAGCCTTTCGAACGAGCGCCGAGATTCCCTTTCGGCACGACTTCTACGCGCACGGGTTTGCTCTTGCCGAAAACAGCTTTGTCTACTGCACCCATTGCACCAAGACCCATGCGCATGCCGCCTTGAACCACACCCAACGTTTCATTGATTGCGGTGCGGCCAGCACTGGGGATGCCAGCCTTATCCATCGACGCATCGATCTCGTTGCGTTCGAAGGCAAGCTCCATGTCGTCGACGGAAACGTTCATCTCGCGGTTTCGCCGCGCGACCTCTTGCCGATTAATCGCGGCCTGCATGCCAGCACGACGATCCGTGTTTCTGAAACGCGCCGCAGATGCGGCTTGCTGACCCAGCTCCCGGCCCTCGATCGCCGTTGATATTTCGCCGGCATTCACGGCTGACTGCAGGTTCTTCAGCTCAGGCCTCAAGGATTCCGGAGCCAAAGATTCATCCGCGATCATCGCGGCAAAACGCTCGTCTTTAGGAATGGCATTCAGGCGAGCTAAGCGGTCCTGCTCTGCGGACGTCACCGCGGTTTTATCCTGGCTCAGCCGGTCAGCTTCGAGCGAGAGATCTCTGTCCTGCTCGGACAACGTGGCCTGCTGCAGACTCAGTTGCTTGCGCGACTCGGCGAGCTTTTTCTTTTCACGACGGGAGACACCGCTATCCGCTTCCTGCTTTGCGAGTACAAGATCGGCCTTCTCAAGTTCATTCTGCTGCTCGCGTATGCGGAGCCGTTCGGATTCGATCTCGTCGATGCGCCGCTTGCTTTCAGGGCGAACCTCCATCTTGCCCTTCAAATCTTCGTCTGTGATTTCCTTCTGACTCGCTTCCAACACCGCAGAAATAGTTTTTGCCCCTTCCTCGCTGCGCGCCCCGGCCATAATCATTTCCAGCCCCTGCATGGCGTCGCCGCCGCTGGCAGTAAAACGATTGAGCGTCTTTATCTGATCCCCCGCGAGACCTTGAGGAAGATCGCGCAGCACCTTCGCCGTGATCTCAGAGACGTCCTCTTTCGCCGCATCTTTGAATGCGCCTTTGCGCAGTTCGATAAAGGTCTTCCCGAATGCCTCCATGTCGAGACCGGCATTGCCGGCGAAGACAGACTCGCCGAATGCTTCGAGCTTTTGCTGGGGAGTCGCCTCGGTGCCGCCCTGAAGTGAAATCTTGTCAAAGAGAGCGGCAGATTGTTTTTCGTCGATCAGACCACCAGCAAGCGCCTTCAAGTCGCTTCGGACTTTGGGCAGCAACTCCACCTGCCCGCCCCGCGCGAGAGTCTTCAGGAGCTGGTCTGCAACCTCGCTGTACTTCGCTACACGCGAAATCGCATCGTCGAAAGATGACTTGGCGACTGCGGCGAAAGCCGAGGTGCCAGCAGCCAGCGCCGATATTTTTCCGATCGCGCCACCAATAGAATCTTTAAGACCGTCTCCCTTCTGGCGCGACTTTTCGAAGTCGTTTGAAATATCCGCAAAGCTGCGCGACGTCTCCTTGCTACGCTTGCCGATCTCAGTCATGCCAGCCGAGACTCTGGTCTGCGCGTCAAGAACCTTGAGGAACGCCTGGACGGCTTCCCCTTCGTCGGCACTCAGGTTGAATACGAGATTACTCATTCACTCAACCCTCACTTCGCAGCTTGTTCACGATGGCGATGATTCGATTCGCCATGTCTTCCTCATTAGTGCCGAGCCATGAATCCACATAGATTTCAGCGAACGTCGGACAGTAACCGGCTAGACGGCATCTCCAGTTTTTGAACCCGGCAAAGGCTCTGGGTCTGCGGCTTTTTTTTTTCGCAGCTCATCCATAAGTTGCGCCAGATTATCACCGTCCATAATGACGCTCGCGATCTGCGTAGCGTTGACTGTGTCCAGAAGCTGAAGAGTAGCGATCTCGATTTCTGAAACCCGATAGTTGACACCCAGACTCAGCGCCGCCATTCGCAGGAGTTCCGCCGGCGTACATGCCCCGGTGCCCGCCACACCGCCGATCAGCTCATTCCTGAAGATTTCATCCGCTAAGTGATAGAGCTCTCTGTATTCGGCTTTGACCAGGGCGCACGCTTCCCCCTTTTCATCCAATCCGATGAAGCGAGGAAGCCCCGTGTGACCGTTCAGAAATCGAACGATCGGCACCTGCCAGTATCGACCATCCCCCAACAGCACCGGCTTGTTGTCGAGACACCTTCCGGAAAAGAGATCATCCGGCCCAGGTAACTCCGCAGAGTTCCTCGGGATTCCCACCCATGCCGTTTTGTTTACAGGTCTCCAAATCTGCTCTGACGGACTGAACCTCAAGCCAGTCGCCGGCCCATGCGCCAGAAGCACTCCGGAATGCCCGCCCGGCCCGTTATGGCATTCCGCTCCCGAGATCGGAGATCCATGCGGGAACGCGTAGCCGATCCCTGCCTCGGCGAGTTGTTGGTCTGTCGGTCGAGGTGCCGACAGCCCCGCAATGAAGTAAAGGAAGCGCCTGATCATGTTAGGAGATCGCCACTCCGGTGCTGATTGCGATGATCGCGTTCGTGCCGTCGTAGATCGGCTCGCACACAACCGTGCTCAGCAGCTCGCCAGGATGCGAACCGCCCTTGTCGGTGACGTACCACAGGCCATCGTCGATCGTGAGGGCCATGTGCACCAGGCTGGCGTCAGCTTCCTGCGTACCGTTTGCTGTCATCTTGCGCAAATAGATGACGGAGTCAGTCGAGCTCTGAGGCAGCCCTGTGAGTCCGATCTGCGCGATTGCACCGTCGTCATTCACCTTGAAAGTGAATTTCGGCTTGCGCTCTTCGATGTAAACGAGCTGCGGATAGAGCGCGCCAGAGCCCTTCACAACCTTCACACTGATCCCGAAGTCGAGCGTCCATTCCTGAACGCCTTCAAGCTCGATGCCATTCACCATGACCTTCGCAAGCTTGAAGAGTTCACCGATGCCGTTGTTTGAGGCAAGCGTTGCCGTCTGCGAGACAACGACCGGATCGGTCGTGCCCGCAGCATTGATGCCGAAGATCTCGAACGTGAGCTTCGCCGGCTGACCCTGCTGTACGCTTAGCTGACGCGGCACCACAAGGCCCGTGGCGATCGTGAGCGACTCGTGGCTACCGCCAGTCTTGCGCAACGCAGTCGTCAGATCGACAGCGTGGTTATAGAGAACAGCGCCCGCGCCAGAGAGCACCAGCCCGCTGATCCCGCACGCAGCAAGGAACGTTGAAACCATGTGCGTGGTGAAGTTAAAGCGCGGCTCGAATTCAATAAAGCCGGCAAAGGTCGGATCGATCGCGCCGGCCGCACCCATGCGAATTACCTTTTCGCCGCGCGCGAAGGCCTGCGCTTCGATCTGGTCGTACGTGGTGCCGTTAATCACCACCGGTCCGGTTACTTGAACACCGTAGGCCATCGCCCATCCTCCTTATGCCTGCTTGGTAACGACTTCGGAATTGTCGTTTAAGAACTTGGTCATCTCCGCGTCCACATAACGCGCGAGTTCGTCTGCCTCCTGCTGATTGACCGTGAGCAGTTCGGCGCGCATATCCGGCTGATCTGTACGCCGGAAGTTGAGCCCGCGGTTCGCGCCAGTCATGCGGCCGCTTGCGCCCTTACTCGTGCCGGAAATCCTGATTGCTCGCGTGACCTGAATTCGCGTCTGCCCGGTAAAATCCAGCATGCGCTGATGCTTGTACTTCTTCGCCTTGCGCCGCATGTACTTTGCCGTGCGCTTTTCGTAGACTCCTGGATAGCGAGCCTGAACCTGCGCGAGGGTGCCGAAATGATGCGGCAGCATGCCGGCGTGCCAAAGCCGAATCGCGTCCTGAAGCACCTGCTTCAGCTTGGCGTTGAAGCCCTTGACCTTCTTTCCGAGCGGTCCTTTGTAGGTGATGGAAGGCTTGATCATAGGCCATACTCCATCTCAAAAACGATCCCGATGTAATCGGTATCTTCTTTGTCGTCCTGCGAGCGCCCCTCGGCAGTCTTGGCGAATTTGCTTAGCGACAGGTAGCCGCCCGCACCGCTCAGCGTGAGCAGGTCCTCCTTGATGTCGCCAATGATGTTTCTGAACCAAGTGAAGGCGTCTTCGACTGACGCCGGATAGATCGTGAACTCTGTACCGTTTGCCGGAGTTCCCGACAGAGCAGCGCTTAGCGTGATTGTTCCCGTAGCACCTGCGAAGTCAGCGATTTGGCGCTCAACGCCGCCGATCTGGAGCGTTAATCCGTTAAAGTGATCGTCGGCAAAGCCAGCCAGGGCTGAGTCTGAGAAGACAGTGGAAGACGATCCAGACGTCACCGTGCCCGTCTTTAAAAGAGGAATCTCGACTGTCAGCGAAAGCCGCCCGTGCGGGATTGTGAAATTACGCGTGCCGCCAGCAGCGTCTACTGGCGAGTCCTCAAGCAGGTCGACGATCGCGAACGGCCGCGCCGGTTCGTCTTCCTCACCGACTGAATAGATTCGAGCGAGGGCAGCAGACGCGTTTGCGGCCTGCACCAGCTTCTGAAACGAGGTGCACTCCGAAAGCATTGCCTTCAGCGCAGCAAGCGGACCGGCCAAGGTTTTTCGAGCGGTTACGCTCATTTACGCCACTCCCTGACGCCGGCCACCCTTTTCAAGATAGTCACGCAGTGTGACCGTCAGAATCCATTTGCCGTCACCTGGCTGAATCGAAGTAAGCTTCCAGCCGTCAACGGCCGTACCGCCGCGTGCCTTGGCGATCTTCCACTTGTCGCCGATGGCAGGCGCGACCATGCCGCCGTGTGTAGCGTGGACTGTCGCGAGAATCTTGATCTCGGCCGTGTAGTCAATGAAGGAACCTTCCTTGTCACGCTGCACGGGCGACGGCTGCTGACGAGCAATTCGCGCATTCAACGTCACGCGATCGGACTCAAGCTGAGGATTCGCAGCAGGAATAACAGATACGCTCTCGACAAAGTTCTCGTTGTTGAGAATCGCAATAAGCGTGTCCTGTCCGATGCTCACTATTCGCCTCTCCGGCTCTTACAGTCGTCTGTAAAAAAAACTTACTTCTGCCCGCCCGTCAGCAGCGCCTTGATTCCCAGCGCCACAATCACCGACGTGATCTGCGTCGCCGTGCGCACCGCGTTCTTCTGCACGCGCGCCACCACCGCGTTGTTTTCCTTCTGCGCCTGAGCGACCAGCTGCAGCGAGCGCGAGCGCTTCGTCAGGATCTCCTCAGCCGCGGCGATCACCGCCGGCGAAGCATCAGACGGCAGGATCATCACAGGCGTCGGCGCGAACACCTGAACGAACAGGATCGCCTCGACGGCTTCCTTCCCCAGCAGCGCCGCATCCGCCTGGTTGCGAAGAATGAAGTTCTCGGCTTCACCCTTGAGAATCTCGCTGAGCGTTTCGCCGAGCTCGGCGACGCTGGTCTTCAGTTCCTTCGGATCAAACAATGGAATGCTCATGGCTTTGGTTTTCCCTTCTGCAGCTTCAGCGCCAGAGCCTTCAGCGTCTCAGCCTGCACCTTCAGCGCCTTCCCGTGGTCTTCGGCCCAGGCCTTGAACGCCGTTCCGTCGCCGGCTCCCATCAGATACGGCAGAACCTTCACGAAGCCGTCCAGGCGTGCCGCGGCCGTCTCCGCTTCCAGCGCAATCTGCTGCCGCGCGGCATCGCCGAGCGCGTTATGCAGCCGCACGCTTTCAACCAGGTCGTTTAAACCTTTGGCCTGAGCCGCGAGCCCCTCGGCATGCGCGGCGCTCCACTTCTGCACGCCAGCCGCATGCTGCGGCTCGGCGGCCGTGATACCGCCGCGGATGATCTCAAACGCAGAAGCGCGCTCTTTCGCGGCAACCGCACCGGCAGTCAGCAACCCGAGCTGCTCGCCGGAAATTCGGTCGCAGCCAGGCAAAAGAAAAAGCGCCAGAAAAAAAACTGTCGCAAGCATCGTGTTTGGTCTCATTCTCGTTTTCCTTTCAGAACAACGTCCTTTACTTCGCAAAAGCGATTCTCCGCGCGCTTACGCGACTCTTCCTTCTCATTGATGAGCCTGTCCTTTTCGCGCAGCAGCTTGATCAACAGTCCGAAAACACTCAGGACCGTTGCGGCCGCGCTTCCGAAGATCAGGTAAATCGTTCGATCGCTCGATCTCGTGATGTTTTCCACCATCTGCTGCATCTCTTTGGTGAACTGCGTCGTGTCGCGGCCGCTGCTGATCGTGTTCGTCTGCTGGTCGATCTTGTTTCCCAGGCCTGCCTGCGCCTGCGCCAGCGCGTCCACGCGTGCGCTCAGATCCGCCGAAAGTTTCACGCTCGCGGCGAGCTGCGCATGCAGCTCCGCATTGGCTTTCAGGGCCACGTCGAGCTTGTTCTGCAGGCTCACGTCGATGGCGCTTTGCACCTTCACCAGCGAGGCGTCGATCTTTTCAGCGACACGATCGAACTGCGCGCCAACGATTCCCTGAACGTCGTTCTTCGTAACGCTGTTGGAGGAGATCGTGTCGGACGCCATTGAAGACGTCTGCGAAGGTGCCGCGGCTGCCGGCGGATCGTTCGCCACGATTTCAGCGCGCGTCGAAGCAACTCCGATTGAACGCGCCGGCCGCCGCGGCTCTTCGATCCGCTGATCAATGCGGTCAGACTGCTCAGTACTCTTCGTGCCAGCCTCGCAGCCAGCCAGAAGAATCAGCAGCACTAAAAAGAGATTCCGACCGAACGTCACGCTAAATCACTCCTTACTCGTCGGTCTTGCGTCGATTCAACAGGATTTGCGAAAGCATCTTTTTGAGCTCGTCAAATTTGTCGTTCATCTCTGACTTGTTCGTGTCGAGCTTCTTGTCGATGTCGTCGAAGCGTCGGTCGATCTCCTGTTGTGTGTTGTTGGCATTCGCTGTCAGAGTCGCGATCGCGGTACCGTGAGCGATCAGCGTAAGAAGAGCCCAACCGAGGATGCCGAACACAATGATCTGCAACGCGCCAAGCAACATCAGGATCACACTTGTCGTGTCCATGGAACGTCTCCAGTAACTGGAGTTTGAAAGCCGGTGCAGGCGATTAACCTGCACCGGCTGGCATCGTGAGCGCCGGGACGGGGCCAGCGCCCAGATCGTCATTAGGTCGTGATGTTGCTCAGCAGGTGAGCCGCGGCCGTGTACATCACCACTTCGTCGGTCTCGTGACGCACGCGGATCACGTCACCGCGCACCGTCTCATCGCGGTAGCTCTCGACGCGGCCATCCAGCTCGCTTCCGTCCGCTGTGTAGTGGAAGCTGCGCGCAACGCAGGCTTCGCGTGGGTCGTTGGTGCGAGCCACCTTCGCGACCATCGCGTACTCGTTCGACCAGATGCGGCTGATCGACGCGGCCTGGCCCGGGTTGGCCGTGTTCTTCGGCGCGCCGGCAACGATGATCTGCGCATCCGGAACATCCGGGAAAAGCAGCTTCGCCAGTGACGGCAGAGAAATGCTCTTCGGATCATCAAAGCCCGCACTCTTGATGCGATCCACGATCTGTGCGCAGTTCATCAGGTTGCGCAGCACGAAGCCGTTCAGGATCAGCGCATTGGGCATCAGGCCGGTGCCACTGAAAACCTTCTCGATCGCGGCGAGCATGTCGTTGATCGGCGTCGCGTTGGTCAGGTCGTCCCACTCGTTGGTGATCGCCGTCGTCAACGACGCGCCCGTCCAAGTCGTGGCGTTGAACAGCAAATTCGCCACGCGGATCTCGCGCTTGCGCAGGATCAGCTCCTGGGCGCGGCGAGCGGCGATGCGCTCCACGTCGAAGTACCGCGCGAACACCTTGCGCAGCCGGTCGTCCACGGCTTCTTCACGGCCGTGCTCTTCCGTCTGGTAGTTGAAGTGCTCGAACTCGTACTCGCCGCGGCCGTACTTGCCGCCCGAATTACGCTTCGTATCTCCGTCGATCAGCAGCGCCTTCAGCGGCAGCTTGCCGATGTTCGCGGCCGGCTCGCTCACGTCGATCGCGGGCGCAACGCGGTCGGCGATGAAGCCCATGCGTGCGGCTTCCTGGTTGAACTCTTCGAGCGTCGCGCCCAGATCCGGGCGCTGCAGTGCAGTCGTAGGGCCCATAGTTCGTTCCTCTCCTTCTCTTTGTCCTGGGCTCTGCCCGTCTGCAGGCCTTGGTTAAAACGAATGTTTGGAGAGCGGCCACTCTGACCGCCCTCCGAAAAATCAGGTTTAGCTGATGTGCTTACCGACGATCGTCCAGCCAACCACAGCGCCGGAGTATTCCAACGTGACGGAGTCCCACTGCGCATCCACGGCAGCGAATGTTGCAGCGCCCTGAATCAATTCAGCGCCGTTCGGATCGATGGTGTGCGCCGCAGCATTCGCGTCGATCTTGGTGATCGTCACGCGCATGCCAACCTTGCCGGCCGGCAGATTCACCGTCGCCGCGCCGCTGTGCGACGTGGTCACGTGACCGCCTTTGCACATGGCGGCCGTCACAGTCATCGTCGCGCCGGTCAGCGCGTTGACGCCCGTCGCAAGCAGGTCGTTCGAATCGCGCTCGGTCGGCAGGACCTCGATCCAGTCGCCGTCAGCCGTAGCGGCCGTAACTGCCACGCCGATGCGCTGGCCGGCCACCGTGGCCGAAACCTTGCCGCTCGCAGCCGGGTACACGTTGTCGCCGATTCCGATCGCGCCATCAGCAATCATGATGCGCGTGCCATCCACGTTCAGCGGAATGACCGTGCACTGGTCGTCCGCAGCCAGAACGCGATCCTTCAGCGTGCCGATGCAGGCATCGTCAATGCCGGACAATGCCGCCTCGTCGTTGCTGTCGTACTTCACGCGCAGGTGCTGGCCCATCGCGGCGCTTGCCTGCACAGTGAATTCACCCCTGTGGCTCTGCATACAAAAAACTCCTTTCCTGTCCCAGGCGCGCCCGTGAGCGCCAAATCTGAAAACACTGGCAACGCCTTCGAAGGCATCGCCTCTCAATGCCCTAAGCCCGGCAGGATCGCTGCCGGGCGGTAGGGAAGCGCTTTCGCGCCTTAAATCCAGGTCTTACCGTGCGTCTTCCGGACGTTCTCGGCCGTGACCGCGACGCGTTCCGCGCCGTTGACCTCTTCCAGCCAGGCCAGGTGTAGCTTCGGATACTTCTGCGAAGCCTTGGCAACCGCATCGCTCTTGCCCAGGCCTTCCTTCTGGAACTCGGCGACCTTCGCCATGAAGGCCTCGCGCGCACTGCCTTCGGGCTGCTCGCCGCCTTCGTCGGCCTTCACCTTCTCGGTGCTCAGCGGTTTCACGCCGCCCGGCTTCTGCGCTTCCTTGGCCTTGACGAGCTCCTCGTCCTTGGCTTTCAGCCGCGTCTGCAGCACGTCGGCGTATTCGGCCTTGGCAGCCGTCACGTCGTTGCCTTTTTCGAACTGAGCCACGGCGAATGCGAGGTCCTCGGGGAACGCTGCCTTCAGAGCCGCCATCCGAGACTTGCCGTCGTCCGCCGGCTTGTCTTTGTTCTCATCGCTCATGATTGAGCCTCCATCGTTTGCTTTCAGACCGCGACGGGCGGACTGGTTTGAAATCGTTTTTGCAGACGTCTGCAATTTTCCGAGAACAGCATCGAGCGACGCGACGCCATCGACCAGGCCGAGCGCGCGAGCGTTCTCGCCCAGGTGAACGCGGCCGTCAGCCAACGCGCGAGCCTGGCTCTCAGAAAGATTGCGACCGATCGCTACGGCAGTAACAAACAGGTCGTAGACGGCATTAACATTGCGCTGAACGTCGGCCAGCTGCGCTTCAGTGATGGCCGTACCGCGCGCACCGATTGCCTTCATCTCGCCAGCCTTCACGACTTTGACCTTCACACCCTGCTGCATGACCATCGCTTCAGTGTCGTAAAGAACGGTGTAGACGCCGATCGATCCAACCGTCGCGGCCTTGCCGGCAAACACCTGCTCGGCCTGTGCGCCAATCCAGTACGCCGCGCTGGCCATCAGCCCGTTGGCATAGGCCCATACCGTCTTCTTCTTGCGTGCTTCATAGACCGCGTCGGCAAGATCGGAGACACCATCGACAGATCCGCCTGGCGAATCGATGTCGAGAAGTATCGAAGTAACGTCGGCATCGTTTAGTGCGGCATTCAAATCGCGCTGAACAGCAAGCGTCGAACACATGCCGCTGATGTCCGAGAAAAACGAGGCACGCTTTTCAATCACGCCATAGACAGGAATGATCGCGACGCCATTAATAACGCGGTAACCGGCCGAAACTTGTGTTGTCGCACCTGAATCGCGCGCAGCTTTGATACGCGCGTCAATCTCTTCCTTCGAAAGACGAACGCCTTCGGCATGACGCAGAACAATATCGGCCAGCTTTTCCAGACGCTGCGGCTCCATGGCCCAGAGCGATTCGAGAAGCACCGTGATTGCAGGTCCAATTTTCACGCCGCACCTCCCGTCTTTGCCGGCTTCTCACTAAGCAGTCCAGGCTGCTGTTCCGTAAGGACCATTTCACCTTCAAGCGGCCGCAGCACATCGCGCCATGTAACAGTCACTCCCGTTTCTTTCGTTATTTCCTGAGACGCGACAATCGCCCGTTTGATCGCCTGAGTGTTGTCTTTGATGGTCTCATCGAGAACGTCTTCGTAGTCGCGTCCTCGCTTAGCGTGAAGTTCTCGAGGTGACTCAAGCATGTTGCTGAGCGCGACAACATCTGCCTTGGCGTCCTTTTCCGGATCCACGTACGGCCAGCCTTCGCCGATCCACTTGTGTTTGAAGAGTTCGCCATTCTTCGCCAGACGCTTCGCAGCTTCTCCAAGCTTGCCGCTCTTCAGCCACTGGCTGACCTTCCAGCGGTAGACGTTGCAATTGAAACGCTGGATATTGACGTTGCGGTTCGAACGGAAACCTTTGCGCGCTTCGTTCAGCTCACCGCGGTAGCCGTGAAAGGTCGTGTCAGACGTATCCAGCAGGACGAGCGAGAGGGGAATGCCGATGTTCGCGCCGATGATGCGCAGCAACAGCCGCACATGATCGAAATACTCAGCGTTCGGCACGTTCGCCTGGATCGAAACGGGCTTTTCGCCCTTGCGGCCCTTGACGATCATTCCCGGCCGCATCTTCTCAAGTGTCCGCGTCGTGCTGTCGTCGTCGGTTTCCGTCGTTCGCGGCCCGAGCGTTGCGTCCGTTGCGCCCTTAAAATCTTTGTCGCGCTCGATAAATAAGCCGATGCAGGACACCACCTGAGCCTGAACCAGCTTGGCCAGGTTCACGTCCTCGAACATCGTCAGCAAGTCGTACACAGACTTGAACACCGGCACGCCGCGCGTCTGCGTCACGCGCTTCGCATCGAACACGTGGAACACCTGCGGCTCGCCAGCTTCGTCGTAGGCTGGATAACGCTGCATGTCTCCAACGTTTTGAATGCGCCAATCAAGCCGCTTTTGCTTAGTGAACCAAAACTCTTGCGGACGCTCGTAGTCATCGAGGAAAATCCCGTGAACCACGTTTCGGCTCGTGTTGCTCGGCGTCAGGCAGCGGTCGCCTTCCACGAGCTGCACCGCACCGCTCTCCAGCGGAAGCGCGAAAACATCGCCGTCGAAGAAACGGTGGCGCAGCGAAAGCCGCTCCTGCTGACCAAACGTGAAAAGGCCACGCGCGCAGCACTGCCGCGGATCGTTGCCCCATTCTCGGAACATTTGCGGAAGTTCTGTATTTAAAACCTTGTCGCTCGTTTGCGCCTCAACGCGCAGGCCATCGCCGATGATGTTGTCAATCGCCCGGTCGACCATCTGGCCGACAACGCAATCGTTGCGGTCCATGTCGCGCGAGTACTCACGCAGCATCCAGAACTGCTGTGCAGTCAGGTGGCTGTCAGCCCGGCCGCCAAGTCCTGTGCGCGTGCGCCAATGGCGTGACGGAGCAGCGGCTTTGTATTCCGCCTTGATCTGCTCAAACTCCGTTGCCAGTGTCGCCTGCTTCATAGATCCCTGTACCCGCTCGCGTCCGCATAACTAAACTGCGTGCCTTGTGAGTCCGACTCTCCACCGTTTTCAACTAGCCAAGTGCGCGCATTTTCGAGTTCCTTGCTAAGCGCTGAAATCTCTACTTCGATATCAGTGCCAGCGTCAGCAGTCTTCTTTTTCTCTGACAATCTGCGAACCCAGATCCGAACCGCAGTGATGTAGGCACGACATTTAGACAACGACTCGTCTTCTTCGTAAGAAGCGTTGTCATCTATCGCTGCCCGCACTTGGGTATCGGTACTCGCGCTACTGATCGTTGACATGCAGGCAATAAACACCCGCAAAAGTGAAAAGAAATAAAAATGAAGACAATGAGGCTCTCCCGAGAACTCGGGAAAGCCTCATACCGTGTTTTGCACTAAGTTTCTTTTGGAGTTACTTCAGATTTTCAAGCAAATACAGCAGCGCTTCGCGCGCCGTATCGACGTGCCTTCCATTCTTCAAAACAGCATGCTTCGCATTCAATCCGTTGAACACATCACGCAGTTTCTGCGCCTGCTCCGGATTAAGCGTCAGATCGATACGCGTCGCCGCATAGCCGTTTGTTCGTTTCATCGGTACAGTTACCGTCAAAACCGGCTCCGTCTCGCCTTCCGTTGCAGACGTCTGCAATCCCTGGCTGGCAGTTGCCGCCGACGCTGTGTTCTTTACTGCCGTTCCACTGGCCATACTCTCACTCCCCTTTCCCCGCCCCACGCCCTAGAAAAAAATTACAGACGACTGTAAACAATTATTCCCGAATCCACCCTTCACCCTCCCCGCGGTCTGTGGCAATCCACGGCTCCTGCTTCTGCTCCTGGCTGCGCAGCGACTTCGCACGATCCTGCTCCCGCTTCTCCAGTTCCACGACCTCCTCGAATGGCAGTCCCTGCTGGAAGGTCATCAGGTTGCGAGCCAGAGCGAATGCGTAAACGTTGCAGTCGCCCCAGTGATTCGGCCCCTTTTCCTTCCAGACGTATTTCTTCTTTTCAAGCGCCTTGTATTCACTCGCGCTCTGCTCGATGAAGTCGTCGCCGACGTTCTGCGGCAGGATCAGGCGCGTGCGCAGCTGCTGCGGAGCGCCGTTGCTGGCTACGTGCTTGAAGCGGCGCTCGACCAGGCCGTACCACTCTTCCTTGAGCGTGTATGTGTTCAGCAGGCACAGCTTCAGCCGGTCGTCGCGGATCTGCTCGTCGCCGATGCGCCACGCCGGCGCTGCGCCCCAGCGCAGAAACGGCGCAGTGCTCGTGCTGTCCGCGGCCGCACCCTTCGACGGATAGGCTTTGAACTCACGCCGGCTGCAGTACTCATACGCCGCGATCGGCTGCCAGCCCGAATCGTGCAGGCCCTGCTCGACATAAAAAAGGCTCTTGCCGTCCGTGCTGACGAAACCGCGGTCATAGATGAGCTGGTCAAACACGCGCAGCTCGGCCGCATCGAGCGTCTGGCTCGGCGGATCGCGCTTGACCACGCCGTAGTCAATGAGCCAGCCACACAGCAGCGGATAGCCCGCCTCATCGCGCAAAAGCCCCCAGCCCCACACAGCGAAGTGCAGCTCTTTCGATCCAGAATCCTGCCCAGACGTTAGGAAGCGCACCCCGCGTGGCACCTGCCCGCGTTCGTAATACTCCAAGTCGGTCTCATTCTTTTTGATGACCACCAGCCGCCGCCAGCTTTCCTGCGAAACATCTTTAACCGACGTATCGAATACTTCACCCAGGCGCTTATTGACGAACACGCGCCGGATCGGCTCGTTGTCGATGCCTTCAATCCACTTCTCAGCGAGAAAGCGCAGCGGCTTATTGCTCATGTACAGCTGCGAGAAGTGCACGCCGATCCACGATTTCTTCGCGGCCTCTTCCGCCGGCAGTGTCGACTTCTGGCTGGTCTTCTGGACCATGCCGTAACGCTGAGCGTCCGAGATCTCCGCACCGCAGCACGGCGCAAAGAGGTGATAACAACGCGGGTCTCGCTCCGCTTGAGCCTGGTTCATGCCTTCTTCAGGCACAGCCCGGACAAGTTCCCAGCGCAGCCAGAACTCAGAGCCGCAATGCGGACAAGTTACAAAGCCGCGCCGCTGATCGCTTAGCTCGTAATAGAGCCGGCCAGCGCCCCGCTCCCGCGATGTCGGATGAGCGAACGCGACGATCAGCGTCCGGCCGGCAAACGCATCGGTGCGGATCTCCGCCATCTTCAGCGGGTCCTGCCCGTCCATTTCATCGAGCAGCGAATCGACCTCGTCGATCATGACAAAGCGATACGGCGTAGACTGCAGATTGCTCGCCGAGCGCCCGCCGTGGATCGCCAGTTTGCCGTCCACAAAGCGCTTGATATGAACGAGCTCGCCGCTGCCGCGGCCGGTGAGCGCTTTCCGGCGCAGCGGTTCGCACGTCGCAACGACATAACTGAAGCGCTCACGGCCAAACTCACGCGCAAGCTCATCTTTATCAATCAAGTACAGCGCAGGGCCTGGCCAATAGGAAAGCAGATACGAAAGCGCGTTGATCATCGCTTCACTGCCGCCGCCCTGGCCCGACTTCATCAGCACAACACCGCGCTTGCCCGTTACAAGCGCCTCTTCGATTACATCCATGCAATCGACCAGGTACGGAAACACATCATTCCGCCACGGCCCAGGCCGCTCCGTGGTACCCTCTTTCAGCTGCCGGTACTTCTCCGCGAACGCCGAAGGCCTCATCCGCGGCAACGGCCGCAAAGCACTCGCATACGCCCGAGCCATGTCTGGCGCTTTGTAGAGTCGGTGGAGGTGGCAATTCGGCGCGCGGTCTGCCAGAAGACTCATGCGACTCCCTTCTGGTCAGCTCGCTCGCGCAGCTTGGACTCAATCAGTGCGTCGATCTCGGCCGCTTCGAGCTCCCGCAGCGTGCGCGCTTGGTCCTCAAACCAGCTCCGGATCTGCTGCTGGCGCTGCTCGGTCGGCAGCGCCTGGAAGGCTGGATCGGCCATCCAGATTTCAAAGCGCGTTGCGAGCGCGTTCTCGACGTTGCTGAGAATCGTGACCAGGCGCAGCGCCAGGTCGCCGGCGAGCTCCTGAGCTACATCACGCTCGATCAGCTCGCCGCGGCGCTCCGCCAAGTCGATGTAATCGGCCTTCGCTTTTCGAAGCTCCTCGCCCTGCTTCTTCAGATTCTCCAGGTGCTGAACACCCATTTCACCCCGGCGGTACGCCGCCGCGGCCGCAATGCCGGCAATGGCGAAGCCGGCTTCCGCGCGCGAAACTTCCGAGGCCTGCGGATCTTCGAGGACCCGCATCAGTTCCTTCTCGTGCGCGCTGAGCTCCGGAGGACTGGGGATCTCGCCCGAGCCGGCCGGGCTGCTCGCTGCAATCGGCGATGCATCCGCCGCCTGGACCTGGAGCGACTGCCCGGTTCCGCGCCGACGCGACGGTTTCACATTCGCCACACGCCAGGCGCGCACTTCCTCGGCGTCGAACAGCCGCACACCCGAGACCTTGTCAAACGGGAACCCCGGACGATTCGACTCGCGCGACAACTGCCCCTTGTCGAGCCCGAGCGCCTCCGAAAGTGCCTTTAAATTTAAGGTCCGCGCCATTCCACACCCAGCCGTTGACTGAAACCAACCCCGTTGACTCAACCAAGTTGATTAAACTTTTTGACACCCTTCACATTTTTTGCGCTCGATGTTTCACC